CTCCTCCAGTAAACTATTTAAGTTTACGGATAGATGATATCGTCACGTGATGGTTTTTGGCCACTCGTGCGATTGCATCTTCGTTGGATTCATCTTTCTTCGGAAAGATAAATATTTGTACACCTTCTTCTTCGAATACTCCAACAGCATTCTTAGGGGTTTGGTCTATGAGGTTATTGTCTTGCTTCATTGTGTGAACATTGAGGTTGATAATTTCATTGTTTTCATTGCGTACTTGTAAAACGTATTTTCTTTCCTTTGAATTGACGTTAATACATGTTTGAGATCGGGGTTACCTAACAAAATCTGGTCGAGGAGCAGCTTCTGGGAAGGAATGTTTGAGTCTTTATGCAACTGATAAAGCAAAGTGCTGGCTGCTTTTCCGTCACTCTTAATCAGACCTTCGCTTAATAAGGCAAGATCATGATCGGCTAATGCTTTCAAGAAGGAAAGCCGTACTTTATCCAGTTTCATTGCATGTGTACTATCCATAGAAACCATTTTTCCGCCTTTCGTAATCATACGGTCTGCTGCTTCATCTAGAGTACGCAAGAATTCTATCGCAGAATTTTGTTTCCTTACGGCCGTTCTGATGAATTTAAGGAGACTTTTAATGATAGCTGAGGTGAACTTGGTTTCGACTAGGGTAATAGCCTGAACCTTCCCTGATTGAAAAGGATCGAAAGTCTTATGACCTAGCAAACCATCTGTTCTCATTGCAAGACCTACTATAAATTTAAGTGCATCCTCGGCCGATGATTCGTTTTGCAAAGTGTTTTGGAAAACCCTTGCAGGAACGGGTAGATCACGGCCTGTGGTAATGCTTCGCATGAGGAATCGGTCACCGAACATTGCTTCTCCTTTAAGCCCTGCCCGTTTAGTATTAGCGATGAAGGCTTCAGTGATTTTCTTAGTTTCATGAATAGAATCGCTAATTATAGAGGTATCGTCCGATTGAATAAATATCTTCTCTTTATTACCACCCATGTTACCAGCACGATACTGCGCAAGGTAATCAACCAGGTGATTCGCGTTCATCACTCCAGCGTCTATTAAAGATTGACCGGTAATGATTGAGTTGACGAATGTACCTACCTCAGATGTTACTTTTACCCCGGAAAGAAGTCCAAGTTTCTTAGGTGTGAATACCCAACCTCTTCCTTTCTCAGATCCAACGTAGTCAGGCCAAATCAAGGGCATTCTATGATGCATCGCGTAGCACATCTCGAACCAGTACTTACTATGGGGCTTATCGGCTAGGTATCCTTTCATAAAAGATAGGAATATGTTCACAGGGATGAACCTATCGTAATTACTGTAGTCCGCTTCGACGATCCAAGGATTTGTTTTCCTTAGTATATCCATTCTTCTTTTCTTAGAGGCTCCATCGTGGTATAATCCAGGTAGCATTTTTCTAACTGTTTTAAGTTCGGATTGCAATGGAGACATCAAAAGATTGAAGATATAGGGTACTATCCATGCGATTCGGGTTGTATTTCCGCCACGTTCGTCATAAGCCGTCATAAGCCCGTTGGACGATCGAGTGAATACGTG